CACTAAAGTACAGTACTCTTTGTCACCTACACAAAGATGGTGAAACCAATAGTCTGATTCCGTTGCTTCAATTCCAGAGGGTTTACCGTAGCTTTGATATTCAATGGCTATATTACCAGTCTTCATCCACATACCTCGTTCAGACTTGACTTCAATCTTTTTGTTACAGAGCATCTCTGCAACTTTATCTTCTCTTATAGTACCAAACTCTAAGTCTATATCAAACTTCTTTCGGTTTTCTTTAGTGGGTTTCACTCCAGTTACCTCCGACTTTAAATTCACCATCGAGAGGACAACGCATCTTGTAGTATTCTCCGGCATCTTGAATACTTCGGACAGCTAATTGTCCAACCCGATTTGCTTGACATTCTCTGGCTTCTATCTGCCATTCATCGTGAATGTTAGCAACGAACTTAAAATCAATAGTACATGTTTTAAGTCTATCATGCAATATACTTAAACCTTTTTTCATTACTATTGCACCTCCACCTTGCAGTAGAGTATTGAGGGCTGCATGTTGATGTCTTAAGAATATCTTACGACCATCTAGCCCTTTAAGGAATCCTTTTTGAGCTGCTCTTTCAACTCTTGTCTTAAGAGATTTAAGTGCTGGTAAACTAGCAAGAAACTGTTCTCGCAGCCTCTTACCATCTGCTCTATTTCCGTTAATGATGCTTCCAATTTTCTCATCTCCTGCTCCGTATATAAGTGCATAGATGAATGTCTTAGCCTCATCTCGTGATTCAAGTCCAGCAAACTGTTGATTAGTTGTGTGAATGTCTCCGTTGATAATTTCATTGATGTACTCCTCATCTGACATGTAGTGGGCTAACATTCTTAATTCTAGACCTGAAGCATCTATACCCACTAATTTATAGCCTTCAGGAACAATCCAACAAGACCTACACTCTTTACCATAAGGACTATAGACTGCAGGTACTTGAGCCATGTTTGGATTTCTGTGAGCCATGCGACCAGTAATAGCACCAGTTGACATGACAGCACCATGAACACGATTATCATCTTTCAAGGCATCAACCCAAGACTCAATCTGTCCAACTCTTTTTTGTATATGTAGATACTCAGCAATTAACTGAGCTTCTTTGATGTGTGAGATTTTACTAAGTGTTCCTTCATCAACGATTGGTTGACCAGTAGGAGTAAATCTTTTTGGTTGCCATCCAAAGTCTATTAAGTATTCTCCTATCTGTTGACGGGAACCAAGATTAAATTCTCTAAGTTCTTTTCGCATGAAAGGTGTAGTGTCATTGGTAGCTACTCTTTCTTCGTACTCTATGTTAGTTAAACCAGACTTAGCTAAAGTACCATCTTTCTTTAATCTAGGAGTTACTTCTTTGACAGCTATCCACTTAGGTTTAAAAGTAGCATGAACCTCATCTTCAACTTCTTTCTTTCTTTGATTGAGAGAACTCAGTAAATCCATAGCTTTTCTTTCATCAAACAAGAAACCATGGAGCTCTTGTTCAGTTAGAATCTTAGTTGTATCATGCTCAATTTCTACTGATTCTTTTGAGAAACCGACACTATCTTTCCTAAGTTTCTCAAAAACTTTCTTGTTTAATCTAACATCTTGAATACAATAATCCATCATCTCTTTACTGTATTCTGTGAAGACTGGTTGGTCTGACTTAGGGCAGTTGAGTTTCCATCCCCACTTTTCAAGACTATGACCACCCTCTCTAGTAGGATGAAGTAATCTTGAAAGGGTCAAGGTGTCGATGATTTTAGTATGTGAATGTAAGTCCACATTCTTAATCCTCTTAATAGCAGGGATATCAAAGCCGATAATGTTATGCCCAACTAAAGTATCAGCTGATTTTAAAAACTCAATGCCCTCGTCAATCTGAGAGGGGTCAAAGGTATGGACTGTGTCAGTTTCATCAATAGCAACGATGCACCAAATCTTTGAAGCAGAGGGTAGAGAGATAGTATCTCCTTCTTTGTTCTTAAATTCAGTTGGCCACAAGAGCCCATCTGTTTCTATGTCAAAAACTAATTCCATTAAAATGCAATCTGTGTTTGAGTTTCAGATACTTCAAACTCTGTATCAAAACTCTCTGACAATCTTCCTGTTTCTTTGTCATACATTAACGAAGTTGCCATACCTACATCCCCAGTATATCTAGACTTAAGTATTCTTAGTCTAGTTGTCCTTGCCTCATCAGCATCATCGGACTGTTGGTTTCTCTCTAATGCTATCACACAATCGCTGAGTTGTCCAATACTATTAGACCCTCTTAAGTGAGATAATGATACTTCAATACCATTCTCATGGCCTTTGTTACCATCAACTCTTCTGAGGTGTGACACTAGAATGAGACCAGCACCAGTCTCTTCGACTAAGCTTCTGAGTCTTGTCATAATATTATCAATGGCTCTGCGTTCATCACCTTCACCTAAAGCACTGACAAGCATGTGGAGGTGGTCAACTACCACCCACTTACAATCGCACCCTATGATTAAGTATCTCAGCTTAGCAAAGATATCATCAATCTCATTGGTACCAAAGTGAGCATGTATGAATACTCTATCATCTTCAAAGACTTTGTCGAACATATCCATGAGAGTTGACTCATCAAACTTATCTCGTTCTTGGTCAACATACAATCTAGCATTGGCTTCAATACTTAAGATACCATCGACTGTTCTTCGCCAATCTTCTTCCAAGGCTATGATGCCAACATTGTCTTCTGTTTGTTTGACTAACCAGTGTTCTAGCTCTCTAGTAATACTAGACTTACCAAGACCTGTACCACCTGTCAGTGTGACTAATTCACCCTGTCTAAGACCATAGAGTTTTTTGTTGAGACCTTCCCAAGGATAAGGAATACTTTCCTTTTTAGGTCTGTCTAAGAATTGATTCTTCTTCTCTGAGACTCGAATGATACCACTAGGAGTAAAGAGTTTGGCATCCCACCAAGCCGAAGTAAACTCTTTGTACTTGCCTTTGATAAGCATATCATTAGCATCTTTGTAACCATTTGGTAGTGTAACTATCTTGGCCTTCCCGGGTTTAAGTAGACTAGCAACTTTCTTAGCAGCTTCAATACCTTGCTTGTCTTTGTCAAAACAAATGACAATGTTATCAAAGCTTTCAACATACTCTAAGTTATCCTTGATATCTTTGACTGCACCTTGAGCACCTCTGATGATAGAAACGACAGCCCACTTGCTACCAAGTAACTCATAGGCTGCCATCGCATCGCACTCTCCCTCAGTAATCGTCAGATACTTCCCACCTTCCTTGAATAATTGTTGACCAAAGAGTCCAACCCCTTGTGGATTGACATCATAGCTAAACTTCTTATCTCTGACATAGCGTATCTTGTTTGAAGCTAATTCATTGTTGATGTACAAGGGATAGACATGTTGAGCAATCGCACCAGCACTATCGTAAACTGTTTTAACTCCATACTTCTCAGCAGTTTCTCTGGAAATACTTCTGTCAGTTAGACTAGCAAAGACACCACCATGAGCATTGACTTCTCTGACACTATCTTGTGTGACTTTAGGTGCAACAGCATCGCCATCAACACCCTTTGGAAAGAATTTGTTACAACTAAAACATTTAGCTGTACCATTCTCATTGACTGATAACGCATCACTACTACCACATTCAGGACATGGTAAGTGAAGTTTTGTAAATTTTAAATCTTTATCCATCTTGACCTCTTAAATAAAACAGGGCATCCGAAGACACCCTGCAGAATAAAATATATGAAAAATTAAATTTAGAGTGTTAGGAATCTTCTGAATCTTCGACAGACTCATCAGCATTCTCTTCCACTTGCGACTCAGGACAGCCTTTTAAAAGCTCTTCTAAGTTTGCTCTGTGTGTACGACTAGCGAAATCCAAAGCTTCGATAATAACAGAAAGATTACCAACCTTATTCACCATAACATTGGCTTCGTTTCTTTTCTGCTCATCACCAATAGCATTGACATCATAGTTGGTGACTTCACCTTCGTCATTTCTGATACTAATAATCATTAGAACTCTTCTCCTCCTTCGATGGTATCAAACTCTGAACCATCACTAGATTTATATTGAACTAAGTCAATAACTTGCATGGCTTGGAAATCCAAACCTTTAAAGTCTCCGTACTTGTTAGATGTTTCCCACTCGCTGTATTGGACTTTTACTTTAGACCCATTACCAACAAGCTCATCTATTGGATTCTTATTTGCATCCAAGAGTTTAGGTGCTTGACGAACCATACCATTTGGCCCATTCACCTTCCTCTTGAAAGTTATTGCTCTTCCGATGACCTCGTCACCATTGGATATCTCTTTAACCTTATATCCTCTAGCCTCGAAGTCATTGGCGACATCGTCACTCACCACTAAGTCAACTGTATAAACAGGTTCAAACTTAGTATTGGGAGTGGTTACACTAGCCCAGTAGGCTATTCCTTCTTGTATTGCCATAAATTTTACTCCATTTGTTTGGCATCATTGCATATAATATTATAGACCCTGACACAACTATGTCAAGGACTTGTGTTCAATCTTCCTCATCAAATGATAAAGGGAGACTGACTTCTCATTTAATAATGTTACTTTGTATCTGTCGTGTATTCTTTCGACTTCATAAGTCCAAGACAAACGACCCTGATTTTTCATAACATAATTATCAAATGTTCTAAAAGAATCTTCATTCAAAATAATTGATTGTTTCATATTTAAATATTTATCTTAAAAGGTATTGAACAATTTACTGCAGTTGCTCCACTAAAATCTAAACTGTTTAAGTATCTAACAGTAGCTCGTCTGACACTACTCGGTGGATTGTTTTCAAATGCAACATTATCAACCACTCCATCTTCTAAGTCATAGATAACTCTGAAAGCAACTGTTTTATTTAGTGTTAGATTTCTAATGTAGTAACCAAAGTCCCTGTTCTTTATCGGTTTAGGACAAGCCAGAGGCTCTGCAACGACTTTATCTACTTCATTGGTCACAACATAAGGCTCAATAATTTCCGGCTCTTCTACGACCTCTGGTGGCTCCGGTATTTCAACAGTCTCTAACTCGGTTAGTCTGTCTTTGACAGCACCAAGCTCTACTGAGAGAGCAGATAATCTTAATTCAAGTTGACTAAGACCAGAAGTTATATCGCCTTCTAAGTTTTTGATGTTGGCATGATTGGTTAAGATATCTTGATACAGATAATTAGCATCCATCTTAAGTGACTCAAAGTGTTCTTGTAAGTCAAGCATCTTCTCATCATACCTTCCTACGAGAGCAGTATTAGTCTGCTCTAATTTACTTGTCCACTTGGTATTAGCTTGAACATCTTCTCGTAGGTTTAAGATGAGAGCTAAGTTACCAACTGTAAAAATGATAACGAATATTAATAGCATTCTATTAAGCATAAGTTTCTCCTAGTTGCCACCACTCTGGTTTGTCTCTACCTTTCTCCCACTTAGCATAATGCTTTTCATGGATACAATAGTTTCTGTATGACTCTATCGGGTCATCAGATTTGTATTGGTCTGGCATAGCCAAACGAATTGGTGTTTGTTCTGCTTGTGGCATGTTCATCGGTACTCGTGATAAAGCCTCAGCAAGTTTAGTATATGAAGCATGGTCTCGGCCATACCTAAAGTTATATTCTTCGTTGAGAGCATCGAAGTGAGCATAGAGCCACGCATAGTTGGCCGTAGCTTCTCGAGCCCAGATAGTGCACGGATGATTCTCGTAAGCTTTCTTGTACAGACCCATCAAGTCAGCATACTCATCACCATCTAAGATACGATGAGCTGTGCATAACATCTGAGCAGTTTCAAGTGGCATCTTGACAAGCATCTTATCTGGTTGAGCCTTAGCTGAGAGCTTAGGACAATCGTAAAAATAAAAGATATTCATCGGTTACTTCTCCTGTAATGTATGTACTCTTTGACCAAGAAGTCTTTGTTTTCCTTGACATAATCTTTAAAAGATTTTTGACTGTCGAGTTCATTGAACACAACTTTGTTACTACAATACTCATCGTAATATCTCATAAAGAACATATCAATTCTTCTGGTCTTCATCTTTCCCAACATTTATAGCCAGTACAGTTCTTGACATAGTCATCGCAGTACTCGCACACTTCTTCATCTTTTTCTGGTTTACTCTCAGACATCTCATCAAGTATATCAGCATATAGTTTTAGAAATAAATCCATCTTTCCTCCTTATGTGTAAGTGTGTTCAAAGATGACATTATCATCTTCATCAGTAATTAAATAATGTTGATGTTCATTCTTGTCTGCTAACAAGCTATCAACTGCACCTTCGTGATAAAGGTTTGTTATCTCTGAATCATTATCAGCTTCGGTATTTATTTTTAGATATGTAGTTTCAGTTATAGTGTAATTTTTCATACTTCCTCCTTAAAACTTTTCCTCTTGTAAGTAAGCACTCAGACCTCTAATGATTCTAATTAAAGCTTGTTTAAGTTCAGTAATATCTTCTGCTTCTTTGATATTCTTAACCCAATTAGCATTGTAATACTCAGTCTGTTCATCTTCCCATTCTTCAGAAAGCTCTACAAATAATTCGTCATGTAGTGACTTCCTGACAAAGTTCATAAGTTCACTATTATTTATTATCATGCGACCTCCTCGTCTACTCTAAGAATTTCCTGATAATCATCATACTCTTCAGTTAGAACATCATCATCATACCATTCGCCTTGAATAAATAATTCTTCAGCTTCTTCCTTAGAACTAGCTAAGATACGGACACATTGTGTATAGTCACACATTGCTGTGACTTGATAGTATTTTTTATCTGTCATACTTCCTCCTCCTCCTCAGGACACTCAAAAAAGTAACTAACAGTTTCATGTCCCACTTTTCCTCTGCACCAAATTACAGGACATTCTTCAAGCCAATCGTAAAACTCGTCTGGCATTTTTTCATCTGCTCTCATAATTCCTCCTTAAAATTTTGGCTTGACCGTGAGTATTAAGGTTACTCGTTACCCTGTGTTGAAACCTATCAACACTTATATTAAGATATTGAGGATAATTTCCTTTTATTTGTGGCCAAGCCAAACTCATTAGATATTCTCGTGAATTAAATCATCGAGTTCTGTTTTAATACTTGTGATATAGTCAAGGTCAATCGCCATACTAGCGATATAACCCCAACTAATCTCATCATCTGGTAACTCTAGTTCCCTGTCGATATTCCACTTGTGTGTATCAGCAAGTTTGTCTTC